AGGAGACTGTGTCACCCTTCTCAGCTTCTTCGAGAGCAGCAGGAACCGTGCCCCACAGCTTCCACCCGTCCGCATGCTGCACCAGCATCTTGAGTGTAGTGCCGTAATAACTCTCCTGCGCCTTGATGGTCTGGATCGTGCCTTGGACATCCATGCGCCCCTCCGCAGGAATAGGTGCGGCTGCTGCCGCCTCTGCCGCGCGCTGCGCTTCGATCTCTGCGCGCTCGTCGATGCGCGAGATCAGCTTACCCATGAAGGACATCTGCTTGTCACTCAGGGAGCCGTAGCGGACCAGCTTGTGGACCATGTCCGAGATGGTGCTTTCCTCGTAACCCCAATTGTCGAAGTCTTTCTGCAACCAAACATCGTACGCAAAGGACATGCCCGCGTCAGTCAGGAACTTCTCAGCCTTGGCCTTGCCCGCTGCAGCCTCGACGCCCGCTTTGGCGCGCTTGCGGAACGAGGCGAAATTGAGAGCGTCACCGTCTGACAGCTTGCCCGCGCAGGTCTCGCCGACTTCGATGTAAGTGTTCGTGGGCTCGTGCCAGAAGCGCGCCACGCTCAAAGCGTTTGCGTTGCCGCAGATGTGGCAGACGCCGCCGTGTTCGTGGCCGCTGAACTTGGCCCCTGTGCGGCTCATGTGGGCGCGGAATGCTTCCTGTTCTGCAACCGTCGCAAGAGCCGCCTCCGGGCGGTGGTCGTGAAACGAGACGAAGACATATTCGTCTGGGTTGATGGCGCTGGGGCGGTGTGTGTCGGTGCGGGTCATGTCGTTCTCCTTTGTGACACGTCACAGCTATCACCTGTGACGTGTCACTACAATAGCTAATTTACGCTTTGCTCGTAGCATTCGACCATTTCTTGCAGTTCGCCTAGCGATCCGGCGAAATTGTCTTCTGCCCAAAGCGGTTCGCCGTTAGCCTGTGTGATCCAGTACCCGCGCGGCGAGCAGTAGTTGTCTTGGACTGTGTCGATGCCCATGGCGCGAGCCTTGCTTTGAATTTTTTTGTAGCTGGTCATGTCGTTCTCCTTGGTTGGTTACCCCGGCGCTAGGCCGGGGTGGTTGGGTCAGGCGATGCGCTGAAACAGGCCGTTGCGACCAAATACCTTGACGGGCAACCCGTATTTCTTGGCCATCGCCACGGCGTCCACCTTCCGGTATAAGTAGTCCGCTTCTCCAACCTGAAATTCATTTTCATCAAGGCGAGTGAAGCACCAGCCATTCATTGCGTCGGTGTAAAAAACATGAATGCTTGTCGCGTTTGTCATTGTCGTTCTCTCCTTTGTGATACGTCACAGCTATCACCTGTGTCGCGTCACTTCAAGAGCTAATTTGAACTTTGTGAAAAAAAAGCTGGGAAGATGTGGGAGGTCATCTCCCCAGCAGTTGAGGCGCGGCGGCAAAATGCAGAGAGGAAAACCGCGCCAGAGGTAATCTTCACAGTCAGCCTACAAAAATAAAATGAACACGGTCAACATCTTTTTTGCTCTTGATTTACACTTTTTATCCGCTCAATATACGCACCACCAACTGGAGAGCGATGGCAAATTTATGATTGTGCAAAAAATAACAAGACAGCAATATCTACCATTTCTACTGCACATACACTACGCGCGTCGATCTCCGTCAGTGTCTTTTGCATATGGCCTGTTCATTGGCGATCATCTGGAAGGCGTGGTCACATATGGCACTCCAGCCAGTGATCCCCTGAGACGCGGCGTAGCTGGTGACGCATATAAATCCAACATTTTGGAGCTGAACAGGCTTTGTTTAATTTCGAACGAGCGCAACCATGCGTCATTTCTTGTCGCCAAATCTCTGCGCATGATACAAAAAAATAAGATAGTGGTCAGTTTTGCGGACACATCAAAAGGGCATATTGGTTACGTCTACCAAGCGGCTAACTTCCTATACTGTGGATTGTCCGCAAAGCGCACAGACTGGAAGCTGAAGGGTAGGGAGCATCTGCACGGTCAAACCATTGCAGATGAATTTCGAGGTATGCCTAATCGCGTTCAAGCTATGCGCGATAAATACGGCGACGACTTCTATCTAGCGCCACGACCACGAAAGCACCGATATATCTACATTACTGGCACTAAGCGTTTCAAGAAAGACGCGAAAGCAAACCTACGCTATGCCGTGCTACCATTCCCAAAGAAAGATGCAGACTAATGCCAAACAACGAAGAAATAAGATTTCGCTGCACACAGCAGCAATATGAAGCAATAAAAGCCAAGGCCGAAAAGCTTGGTCTAACTATCGGAGCATTCGTGCGAATGGTCGCCTTGGAGGCGTCAATCAGATGATCATCTACGGCATCGATCCTGGCTTCACTGGTGCAATCGCAATCTGGCGTCCACTGCCCACGTCGCTGCACCTGTACGATATGCCGATCCTCAAGAACGCAAAAGGCAAGACGGAACTGGATCTCCACACGCTGTTTGATCTGCTTGCACCAGAAGACGACGCGCAGCGTCTTGCAGTGGTCGAACAAGTCGGCGCGATGCGCGGACAAGGCGTGTCCAGCATGTTCCGTTTCGGACAAGGCTACGGAGCAATACAGATGGCGCTGGCAGGTCACAAAATACCAACGCGGCTCGTCACACCGTCTAAGTGGAAGTCGCATTTCGGCTTGAGCCGTGACAAGGGCGTGTCGCGCGGGCTGGCCATGCAGCGATTCCCAGAGCAAGCACAGATGTTCAGCCGCGTCAAAGATGATGGTCGGGCAGAGGCAGCGCTCATTGCGCTCTACGGACAGGAGAAAATGACATGAACGGATTCGAAAAGCACGGCATCGGACACTTGTCAGCGTCCAGTCTGAACCTCTGGTCAAACGCTCCAGACGTGTGGGTCATGCAATATCTGCACGGCCTGCGTACCCCTATGGGACCAGCACCGTGGAGAGGCATATGCGTTGAAGACGCTGTGGTTGCCACGCTGCAAGGCGGCTCAGAACAAGACGCAATCAAGGCATCGCTCGAAAAGTTCGACAAGCGGTTCCTGATCGGCGACGACAAGACCACGAAAGAACGCGATCTGATCGAACCCATGATCCAGCTTGCCGTCGAAGAACTGAAAGAGTTCGGAACGCCCGCATTCCCAGAAGATGGTGGTCAAGAAAAGATCAGCATAACAGCCAAGGGCGATGGCTGGGAAATCCCCGTCATCGGCTATCTTGATCTGGTATTCCCGCAGCGCGGCGTTGTGATCGATCTCAAGACCACAACACGTGTGCCGTCCAGCATGTCGGCAGAGCATCGTCTGCAACGTGCGATCTACCAAAAAGCGAAAGGCAATATGGGCGTGAAGTTTCTCTATTGCAGCGCAAAGAAATCGGCCATGCTGGAAGACGGCGATGTTGTCGAAACCTTGGCGAAGGCAAAGAAACAAATAGGCAGGATTGAGGCGTTTCTAAGGCATTGCGACAAAGACACAGCAAGAAGCATTGTCCCGCACAGTCCTGAGAGCTTTTACTGGCGAGGGTCTGAAGACCTTCGTGATCAATTCTATGGCTAAGGCCATGAATGCCTGACCGCTGGGCTACAGCGGCATCCAATCGGCCCACAACGGCCAATACGACAAGGAAAAAAGTATGTTTGAAATTGATTTAGGTGGCGACGGAGCATCCGGCCCATTCTTCGCATGGTCCGCTCGCGGAACCCAAGACGGTGCTGTCCCAGCACAGACGTTCTTCGTCCGCGACGGCAGCACAAAGACGCCGCACGATACGTCCAAAGGCTTCGTGATGGACATCGACAGTCTCAAGACAGGCTGGCAGAAATCTGAAGGCATCCAAGGTGTGGCTCCTGAATGGAAGTGGAACGCAAGCCCAAGTCAGATGATCCCATCTCCCGGCGAGGATTGGAAAAAGGGCATGTCGGTTCGATGCGCGATAGGTGGCGGTCAAACAGCGACGTGGGAACAATCAGGCGCAGCCGTGTGGCAATCGCTTACAGGCATCGCACCCGCGCTGTCAAAGCGACCCGATCCCAACAAGCTGCCACTGGTCCGCATGAAAGAAGCGCAGATGCTACAGTTCAAACGCGGCTCAACAGTCGTGCCTGTGCTGGAAGTTGTGCAGTGGGTGGACCGCCCAGATTGCCTGAAAGAAGGTGTTGCGGCAGGCATTGCGCTGGAACCTACACCTGTCCAGCAGCCCGCGCCTGTGCAGCAAGCCGCTGCGGCTCCCGGCGTTGTGCTTGACGACATGGAGTTCTGAAGCCCATAAAAAAGACCCCAGCGGAAAGGAA